TCATCTACGTATAGAATTAAAAGCCATTCTAACATGCTAGTCCCCCCTAGCAAAAATCTAGATTACTATTATACTCTTCCAGAAAGAACTATGTTACAATATTTTGTATTAGCTGCAAAAACAAATCAAAGGTGTAACAGCGACACATGACAAGCAAAGAATTACAACCCAATTCTATTGAAGAAGATTCTGACACGTTTAATTTAATCTTCCCTAATATAGAAGAGAATGTTCCATTACCTATTTCTCAAAAGCAAGCCATGCCTGACATGACGGCAGAGAAAGAGCTTAATATTAGAGCAGAGACAATAAAAACTTTGTCGGACATAAAGGGAGAACCGATTGAGCCAGATAGTAAACATGCTCAAGAAGCTAAACAACTGGCAACGGACATGATGAATAACCCAGAGTTAAAACCGGACTTTGCAAGTTACCCAAATGAAACAATGGCTTACCTTGCTGGCATGGTAGCTCAGTCAAATGTAAAGCTCGTTAATCAGCTAGCAGATTTTAAACTCTATGTATTAAACAACGCTGTCTTAGTTCACGAAACATCAACAAGCCCTAAAGATAAACTTGGTGCGCTTCGTATGATTGGAGAGATTGATGGAGTCGACGCATTTAAAAAGAAAACTGAAGTGATGCATATTAATAAGACAGGTAAAGAACTAGAAGAGGAACTTAAGAAAGCCATTGCAGACTTAAGAGGAAAAGTAATTGAAGGTGATTTGATCGAAGAAAAAGAAGTCGAAGAGGAAGACGATGATTAGTCCTGAAGACTTAGCGTTATTAGAACGCGCTCTTCCTACAATGTCAGATGAAGATAAGATGAAACATCTAGACATGTTAACTCAGTATAGAAAAGAGTTAATACAGAACCAAGGGAAAGATCACTTTTTAGATTTTATTAAACATGTATACCCAGACTATATTATAGGAGATCATCATCGTAAACTGGCTCAACTCTTTGAAGACATCGCTAACGGAAAGAAAAAACGCATTATTGTTAATATTGCTCCTCGACATGGAAAGAGCGAACTCATCTCGTACCTCGCACCCGCGTGGTTTTTGGGTAAGCACCCGGCTAAGAAGGTTATCATGGCATCGCATACAGCTGACCTTGCAGTTAATTTCGGTCGTCGAGTTCGTAACCTCGTGGGTAGCGACGCGTACAAAGATGTGTTTCCACAAGTGGAACTTCAAGCAGATTCGAAGTCGGCTTCTCGTTGGGGCACTAACTTTAATGGTGAGTATTTTGCCATTGGTGTGGGTGGCGCTCTTGCTGGACGAGGTGCAGATCTCTTCATTATTGACGACCCCCACTCAGAACAAGATGCAAAGCTCGGAAAACCAGATGTGTTTCTTCCCGCATGGGAATGGTTTCAGTCGGGTCCCTTGCAGCGACTTATGCCTGGAGGAGCTATTATTGTTGTGATGACAAGGTGGTCTAAGCTTGACCTCACAGGACAAATTGTGAACCAGATGGTGAAGAATGACGAGGTTGATGACTGGGAAGTAGTAGAGTTTCCTGCTATATTAGAAAACAAACAGGGCGAAGAAGTTCCCCTATGGCCTGAGTTCTGGCCGCTAGAAGAATTAAGGTCTCGTCGAGCAGCATTAGATGTACGGTATTGGAATGCTCAATATATGCAGAATCCAGTATCAGAAGAAGGTGCATTGATAAAAAGAGAGTGGTGGAATATGTGGGAGAAAGAAGATCCACCTAACTGTGAGTTTACTATTATGACATTAGATGCGGCTCAAGAAGCTAATAATAGGGCAGATTACAACGCTTTAACCATATGGGGCGTATTTTTTAACGAAGAAACCAATAATTATAATATAATACTACTTAACGCAATAAAACGCCGACTAGAATTCCCAGAGTTAAAGCAACTTTGCATAGAAGAATATAAAGATTGGGAACCTGATGCTTTCATTGTGGAAAAGAAATCTAACGGGGCTGCACTTTACCAAGAGTTCAGACGTATGGGTATTCCCGTTGGAGAATTTACACCTGGCAAAGGGCAAGATAAAATTAGTCGAGTCAATGCTATATCAGATTTATTTAGGTCAGGGATTGTGTGGGCACCCGACAGACGATGGGCTCACGATGTTATAGAAGAATGTAACGACTTTCCTAGTGGAGCTAACGATGACTTAGTTGATGCTACAACGTTAGCGTTAATGCGGTTTAGACAAGGTGGGTTTATTAGACTGCCTAGTGATGAAGAAGATGAAATACCTGGATTTAGAAGCTCAGGACATAAGAGGTTATATGCTGTTTAATTGGTATCTAGACATCGTAAAAGTAGTAAGATTCTTATGGAAAATTGTAAGGGCTACAAATTTAGTGCTTTTAATACTAATAAATTTGGTAGAAATACAAATTAGAAAACTTTTTAGGAAATAATTATGGCAGCAAATGACATAGATAAAGGATTATCACAAGCACCTCAAGGCTTAACTGAAAAAGATTTAGCATCTATGCTCGGTGAACCTGATCTTGAAATTGAGATAGAAGACCCAGAAGAAGTTAGCATTAAAATGGGTGGTCTTGAAATTGAGATTGATCCTGACGAAATGGATGACGGATTCAATGACAACTTAGCTGAGGAAATGGATGATAACCTACTTCAAAATTTAGCTTCAGACTTAATCGAAGAATATGAAGGTGATTTATCAGCCCGACGTGATTGGTTAGATACTTATGTAGATGGGTTAGAATTATTAGGTCTTAAGATAGAAGATAGAAGTGAACCATGGGAAGGTGCATGTAATGTCTTTCACCCAATCCTTACAGAGACCCTAGTTAAATTCCAAGCAGAAACAATGACTGAAACTTTTCCTGCAGCAGGACCAGTTAAGACTCAGATTATTGGTGCAATGACTCAAGAAAAAGATGACGCAGCTAAACGAGTTCAAGAAGATATGAACTATCAACTAACTCAGAAAATGACTGAGTACAGACCCGAACATGAAAGAATGTTATGGGGTTTAGGTTTAGCAGGTAATGCATTTAAAAAAGTTTATTTTGATCCTTCATTAGACCGTCAGGTTTCTATGTATATCCCCGCTGAAGATTTAGTTGTTCCTTACGGAGCATCATCTTTAGAAACAGCAGAGCGTGTAACTCATGTTATGCGTAAAACAAAAAATGAATTAAGAAAGTTACAAGTAGCAGGATTCTATCGAGATGAAGATTTAGGTGAACCTTCTCATAACTTAGAAGAAGTTGAGAAGAAGATTGCAGAGAAGATGGGATTCAACGCAACAACAGATAATAGATTTAAAGTTTTAGAAATGCATGTTGACCTTGATCTAGAAGGTTATGAAGATGAAGAAGATGGCAAACCAACAGGTATTGCTTTACCTTATGTTGTAACTATTGAACGCTCAACTCAAACTATCTTAGCAATAAGACGTAATTGGGATCCTGAAGATGATACTAAACAGAAACGTCAACACTTTGTTCATTATGGATATGTACCAGGTTTTGGTTTTTATCATTTCGGTTTAATCCATTTAATTGGAGCCTTTGCTAAATCAGGCACGATGTTATTACGTCAGCTTGTAGATGCAGGAACATTATCTAATCTACCTGGTGGTTTCAAATCTCGAGGTCTTAGAATTAAAGGAGATGAAACTCCTATTGCTCCAGCTGAGTTTCGTGATGTAGATGTACCAAGCGGTACAATCCGCGACAATATTATGGCGCTACCTTACAAAGAGCCTAGCCAAGTTTTAAATCTGTTGATGAACCAAATTATCGATGAAGGAAGGAGATTTGCTTCAGCAGCGGATTTAAAAGTATCTGATATGTCTGCTAATGCCCCAGTTGGAACTACACTAGCAATATTAGAAAGAACTCTAAAAGTAATGAGTGCAGTTCAAGCACGTATTCATTATGCCATGAAACAAGAGTTTAAACTCTTAAAAGGAATTATTAGAGACTATACTTCACCCGACTATTCTTATACACCTGTTGATGGTGATGCAGCCGTGAAAAAAGAAGATTATGATATGGTTGAAGTTATACCTGTATCTGATCCTAATGCTGCAACAATGTCACAGAAGGTTGTTCAGTATCAAGCAGTAATGCAATTAGCACAACAAAACCCTGATTTATATGACATGGTAGCTCTTAATAGACAGATGTTAGAAGTATTAGGTGTTAAGAATATAGATACATTACTTCCAGATAAAAACAATGTAGCCCCTGCAGATCCTGTTACAGAGAATATGAATATATTAAATCAAAAACCTGTACAAGCATTTATATACCAAGACCATGAGGCGCATTTAATAACACATATGTCGTTTAGAGATGATCCTAAAATTAGAGAGATGGTTGGACAAAATCCTCAAGCAGGAGCAATGTTATCGGCGATGGAAGCTCATATTGCAGAACACTTAGCATTTGAATATAAGAAACAAATGGAGGAACAACTTGGAGTTCCATTACCTAATGTGAATGAAGAGAACCCAATACCTGAAGAATATGAAGTAGAGATTTCTCGACTCGCTTCTGAAGCAGCTAAAAAACTTCTACAGAAAGATATGGCAGAAGCTCAACAGCAACAAGCTGAACAACAAGCTCAAGATCCGTTAATTCAAATGCAGCAAAAAGAATTACAACTTAAAGAAATGGAGATTCAAACTAAAGCTCAGAAAACAATGGCAGACATTGA